ACACAAAACGCTTTTTAAGCCAACCTTGGCCACAATTCCAATATGACTTATGCGATCAACGCCGTCATGTGGAAAGTCCATAAAGCACAAATCTCCCAGCATTGGCACTTCTTTCCAACGGCCAAGATCTTTCATTTTTTGCGCCCCGGCAGCTGTGCTCACCATGCTTGAAATTTTGACGCTAGCCTCATGTGCGCACCAATTCACAAAACTGCCGCACCATGGCAAACCGTCGGCCTTTGTAAATTTGCCATATTTTGTCAGGTTATCGCCTTGCTCAACTGTGCCAACTTCTTCAAGTGCAGTTGCAATCAGGGCAGCGGCTGTGCCTTGCGGATATGTCATGCCAGCAATTTTGCTTCTTCGGCTGTAATACCTAGACGAGCCAAAAGATCCGACTTTTTAGCTGCAGCAATAGACTCTTGTGCTTCCTTTTCAGCTTTTGTTTTTTCGGCTTCTTTTACTTCTGCTTCGTAAGCTTTTAGTTCTGCAGAAGTTGCGTCGCGTTCAGTCGTTGTATCTGTCAATGCGTCGTATTCTGTGATTTTCATACAATCTCCTTAATTCTCATAACCATAAACGGTTACTGATCCGTCCATAGTTCCACCAGTTGTTTTTAATGTAAATCCGTCATATTGAGTAGAATTGTTAGCGTAGCCACCAACGGGAACAAAAAATCGAGTCATACTTCCTCCAATGCCAAAGACAAGTCCACTCATTTTTGTTGGAGAAGCCACTTGAGGCGTAAAGATTTCAAGACTTGTTGCTCCTGTGCCTTGATAAGTGCTGTCAAATACTCCGACAAACCAATAAGCAAGGTTATTTGTTTCTTCAACAGCCATAGCGCCCGCATACATAACCATTTTTTCTTGATAAAGGCCAGTTGTGCTGTCTGTTGATGAAGCTCTCATATACATACGAATATCTGGAACTGTGCTTACAGATGTAATATCTATCATTACTTTGTAATTTTTGTATGTGCTAGTAAAAACGCTATTTACGTTCACTGTGTTTGTTCCAGTAAATGTTGTAGTGCCAATTTTTGTCAATGACCCTGCAGAAGCCGTAGCCCATTTAAGACCCGTTGAAGCTGTTGAGTCTGCCTGAAGCACTTGACCGTTTGTGCCAACTCCTAATCGAGCGTCAACGGTTGTGAAAGTAAATAAATCGCCTTTTGTTGTAAGCGGCGTTACGTCAGATGTGGTTGTCCATGCAGGCACTCCGCCGCTAACAGCAAGCACTTGACCGTTTGTGCCAATTCCTAAACGAGTGTTTGTGTTGGCTGTGGCTGACGCGTACATAAGATCGCCTAATGTCGTGCCGGGCTGCAGCGCCTTAAGTCGTGTATCTACGCCTTGCAATGCAACGTCAAAATCTGCCGGCAAATCTGTAACCAAATCAGTAGACGTCGGCAATACAAAACCATAATTTGTAGTTGGATTAGCCATTTATTGTCCTTTCAATCATGAGACGATTGTCGCATATTCCCACGTTAAAATAGGCGACACGCTATTCCAACGCTCATTTATTGGCACGTCATTCCAGCGCATAGCTTGCAATGAATAGGCCAGTGGTGACATGAGCAAAGTCACTGATAGCTCATTGTAACTAGCCCTGAACGTAAAGCCTTCAACAAAGCCTTGGAATGTGCCGGACGACATATTTAACGGCAAATCATTCAAGGCAATTGGCTGGCCCATAAACACGTTAATCAAACTGTCTCGATCGCCATTGTCCAATTCTGGATTTGTGAGCGCATAGGTAATTTGGTCAAAAATAGGCTGAGGATAGGCTCTAAGTGCCAAGTAAAAAGCGGCCTGACTTTCCGCGTCAGCCTGATGTTTAATTGTCGTGTTAATAATTTGAGCTAACTCGCCATATAAGCCGATTGAAGCTTCATCTCGGTCGCTGACTTGGCTGCCACTACTTATGCCGTATTTTATTGTGACGTCATTGCGAACGTCGCCAGCTCTAGTTTTAATGGTTATTCCTCGACCTAGCGCTTGATTGGCTGTGAGATCTGTATAGCCGTTGGCTGCAAGATAATTCGTTCTGTGTGTTGAGTCTGCGTATCCGATTTGGCCTTGAGCGTCCTCATAAATATATCCAAGACCAGATGTTGCCAGAGCTGCAACTAGGTCATATATAACGGTTCGTGATGAAGCTCGCTGTGCAAGCTCATAGTTGCCCGGCGTGTCAATTTCGCCTAGGCCTGTGTTGCCTGCCTGAGCCCATGTCTCTGTCGGATCATAGGTCGCCCACGTCAGCGCGGCCGGTACTTGCTGCCATTGAGCAAAGAGAACCTGTCGCAAAATTGTCTCAATTTGATTGCCTTCAAAATCGTGTGTCAAGACTCCGTTTGTAAGCGCCTTTTGCAGCCTTGCCAAAGCGCCTAAGGCAGTAATTGTCACCTCTTGCGTGTACGCCGTTGAGCCGACCTCAGAGACGCTTACAGCTATATCTACGATTGAGCCGCCAAAAATAGGTGTATAGACCGCCGCTGTGTTTTGCACCTCGACTGACAAAGTGTCGTTGATTTCATAGTTAATAGCAGCTTGATTAAACACAATGAGCGTGATTGAGCAATAACCTGCCTGAGCCTGCTCATAGATATTTGTGCGGCCTGAGGTAATGTTGAGGTTGGCCAGCACTGAGTCTGTAACGTCCACGCCAGCAATTTTCACGCGCCAAACTGGCGCCCACTGTGTCAACCGCTTAGGCCAGCGAGTGCACCTGCGCCGCCTGTACCTCTAAAAAATGAGTCATTGAGTGTGTTCACAATTGTGCGCGCTGTGCCTTCTGCGTCAATTGCGCCGTTAACTGTCACGTTGATTCCGCCGTACATTCTTGCTTCTTGAGCTTGAGCCGCCGCTCTTTGTGCGGCTGTATTTGTAAGCCCTGCGCCTGCAGGCGTTGCCATTGAAGCACCGGCAATAGCTGAGGCAAGGCCGCCGCCGCTTGTTGATGATCCTGTGCCACCGCTAATTGTAGGCACACTGATAGCTGGTACTTGTGACGTTGCAGTCACGCTTGGAATTGAAACGGTGGGAACGCTTAGAGTCGGAGCTGAAATCTTTGAGACGTTAGGCAAAAACGGCACTGAGTTGTAAAGCCCAATTAACGCGTTTATACCTTTTACAGCGCCGTTGATTAGATTGTTAAGGCCGCCAATTACTGCGCCAATTACGTTAATCACGCCGCCAGCGATTTCGCCTACAACCTTGAATGCACCGCCCAATACCGTGACCAATACAGGCACAACGTATTTTTGAATAAAGTCAATAAACAATGTAAATTCTTCTTTGTTATCTTTAATCGCGTCTGTAATCGGCTTGAAGAAATCTGCAAATTTGCCTAATGCTGGCACAACTTTATTGACTACAAACTCAACAAGCTGTTGAATTATTGGAAGCAACTGTGCGCCAACTGATTCTTTTGCCTCGTCAAATGTAACTTTAAGAATTTGCATGCGTCCGGCAAATGTCTTTGAGTTCTCAGCTGCAGCACCGCCAAAGAGATCTGAAAGCTTTGTTTGCACTTCTGTAAATGACATTGACTTTAACTCTGCAGCTGAAAGGCCAATCCCTAGTTTGCCAAGAGCAGCTGTGTTGCCGTCGTAGGCTTTGCCAAGACTGTTTGCAACTGAGTCAAGCCCTTTGCCTGTTGCTTGGCTAATGTCCAAAGCCAAAGATAAGAGATCCTGGGCTTTTGTAACGTCACCAGTCGAAAGAGCCAACCGACTTAAGGCCGGCCTCAACTTGTCATCTGCGACGCCAGTAGCTAGTGATGTTTTTAATATCTGTTTTTCAACGCTAGCAATCATCTCATTTGTTGCGCCTGTGGCATTTTTAAGAGATGTTGCAAGGCGTATTTGTGCAGCCTCGTCCTCAATAGCAGCCTTCACGCCGTCAACCGCTAGCTTTACCGCGTAAGCACCGGCAGCTGCACCAGCTGCGGCAAAGGCTAGGCCAGCCTTTTTGCTAAAGTCTTCTAGTTTGTTGCTCGATCCTTCTACGTCAGCGTTTGCGCTGTTGAGTGATTTTTTTAATTGGTCAACGTCCGCAAGTATCGAGAGCTTAAGCGTTCTACTTTGAGCAACCATTTAGAATTCCTTTAGGATCTTGTCGAAAGCATTTTCCCACTTGGCAATGATTTCAGGCTGAATGGCGCGCAATGTTGGATAAATAAACCAACCGTTAGACCCTCGACCTTTTGGCCCTGACCCTGACCAAATTGGAAATTGCTTAAACTTGTTAGATCCAAATTCGTTGCCGCCCCAAAGCTGTTGAGTCGTGCCGCCGCCTGAGAACTTTTGACCAGCAAAACCAAATGACAATTCGCCAATCTTTGAGGACTTTGAAACGCGTGATCCGCGAGCGATTTTTTCAGCTGCGCGGCCTCGACCTGTGGCCGTACCTATGATTTTGTCCTGAGCAAACTCAGCCAAAGCGCCAGAAGCAATTTTCGCCTGAGCTGTGGCCTCTTCGTCCATTGCCTTGAAAGCACCTAGGACGCGGCGCAAGTCAGCCTTGTCGTAGGCGATTTCAACGCTGTCGCTCATTTTGCTCCTTCAATATCTCAAGGGCTGTGTATATCTGCTCCGCCGTCTGCCACTCGCTCATTGGTATCCCAGTCGCTAGGGCTAGATCAACCAGTATGCGATTTACGCTTCCGGCGGCGTAGCTTTTGGGAGAACTTCACCGACTGTCACGTCAGCTACCGTTTCGCACCAAATCTCAAAGCCCTTGATTGGCTTCCCACCAGCTTCTCGCTTCATTGCATTCCACGCAAGAAAGAGAAGATCCGCAATCCCAATCTTGTCTTGTGCTTGTGAAATGGTCTGGCCTGTCTTGTTTTCCCACTTCGCCCACTCTGGCGGTTGCGCGGTATATGTACCGAACTCGCCTGATGTGTACTCGATTGTGATTGGTAGTTTCATTGTGATGTGCTCCCGTTTCTATTGCTATCAGGTGATTGTTAGGACTGGTGTTGTTGAGCAAAGCATTGCCCATGAGTCGGTCTGTGCGTCTGGCGCAGCTCCGCCCGCTGTCGGTGCTACTGGGAATACGTTACCGGCAAAGCTTGCGCCTGTTGCGCTAACTAGCGTAAAGGCCAAAGCCGTATTTGGAGCGCTTGTAAAGGCTGTCCACATAGCTTCAAATAGTGATCCTGAAGCGCCCCAGTCTGAGAGAAGCTCAAGGTTGAGTGTCCACTGGTCGTCAATGTGCTTGTAAGCCTTGCCGTCTAGTGTTTGATATGTAGTAATTACAGGCGCGTTGACCAGTGTGACTGACGTAGCTTGCGCGTCATAGTTGACTGTCGCAAGTGTCAAGGTTATGTCGCGACCAGTGACTATTGTTGTTGGCATTTGGTTTTCTCCTTAGATTGTCTGTTGTGTGTAGTAAGTGCTGACCGCGAGATCCGCCACTAATAGGTT